AGTGTTGATGGATAACCATACAGATAATACTGGTGGTGCTGTTTACTACCATGCGGATTACGTTGAGCCATATTGGGCAATAGCTTATAATAAGACAACGAGTATTGATGATCATGTTTTTTACAGAGAGTAGTTCTTGAATATTATAGTCACCGGCGGATGTGGATTTATTGGTTCACATCTTGTCGAGACTCTATTGATTATGGGTCACAATATTCTAGTAATAGATGACATGCGATCTGGTAAATGGATCTGTAAAAGTCCTAATGTGATGTATATCAAGAAAGATGTGTGTGATGCAATTCTCCCAGAAGGAGACTTTGATGCTATTGTACATCTAGCAAACACTCCTAGAATTCGATTAGCCCTAGAACAACCTATTTTAGCATTGCGTAATAACATTGATCCAACAATACATGTTGCAGACTGGGCAAGAAAGTTAAATTGCCGCTTGTATTTTGCGACATCTTCTAGTACAATATACTCAGACAAACTATCTAACCCGTACACACTGGGTAAGTCTGCCAGTGAAGATATCCTACAGATGTACGAGAAGATATACAATTTAAAATATAATCTGATGTACTTCTACAATGTCTACGGACCAAGAGAAGCAGATTATGGAGAACACAGTACTGTTATTCGCTGTTTCAAGAAAGCAGTCGTTGCAGGAGAACCATTGAGAATATTTGGCAGTGGGAGAAAGACGAGAGACTTTACCCACGTTGACGATGTTATTGATGGCATTATCATATTACTTAATACTGAAAGAAAACCAAAACACGCTCATCTGGGGACAGGCTCACCACATTCTATAATGGAAGTAGCTACCGCATTTGATCAAAAATTCATACATGAGTTTAATCGTAGTGGGGAAGCAGAAGACACTTTGTGCAAGACACCCTATTCACCATGTACGTTTGATGTTATACAATATATTACATCATGGAAGCAAGACTTCAACGAGTCGTTAGAGTACCTCGAAACCCAAAAGGATATAAACTAGATGCACAAAGTAGTTGATAATGTAATAACCGACAAGCCTACAATGTCGGACGTATCTCTGATAACAAAAGAGTTCAGAACATCAAATGATTTTTCACAACACATTGAGAAGATGGCTAATGTAACCAATAGCTATATCGATGCTGTCGTTGATTACTGTGAGAGGCGAGACATTGAAATTGAAAGTGTTAAGAAACTACTGTCAGTATCATTGAAAGATAAAATAAAGAATGAAGCTGAAGGGCTCAATATGCTGAAAGGCACCAAAGGCGGCAAGCTACCCATATGATCGATCCGTTTGAACTTTACAAATTGTATCTTGCTCTGAAACTACATTTCACCAAGAAAGATTATGACATCACCAAAACAAAAGGTGCTGTTAAAGTGAAGAGAGAAACCTTTCTGAAAAGAAGAGACTTAATATCGATTCGTAAATTGGCTAGAGATTACAAGCGGGCTGAGATGATAGACTTTCTTGTAGCCAACTTTGTGTCTGGTGAGAAATGGGGTGGACTGTTTGATGCTGAAGCTGGCAAGCGATATAAAGCCTGGCTTCAAAGGAAGACTAAGAGAGAGTACATCTTTGAACAAGACGTAGATAAGATACTACTGGAGATGGAGAAGCATGAGATATCTAATCCTTTTTATGCAAAAAACTCTCAACACCCCTTGACATTCAGACTTTATTTTGCTAATATAGTTACTATAGAATCATTAGTGATACTTGATAAAAGTTTCAACTATGCAGATTCTAACTCGGAAGATATTTTTATGGATGATCTATGTTTGATCATTAAGAAGTATCGACCGTTTATAAGAATAACAGACAAGATGAAGTCCGTTATAACACCTCTTGAAACCATTATAAATAAGGATGTAGAGTTCTAATGAGCAAGAAAAAGCGCAGTCATAGAAATGTGAGTGATGAGCGCCGTGTTAGGAAAGTTGATAGTGAATTAAAAACACCACTTGACAAGTACAAGCACATACTATATAATGATTACTTGTATGATGAAGATGACTTTTATTATGATACAAATACAAACCATACTTCGCAAATACATCGCAATAAAACCCAATATAACGCATATACGGAGAAATAAATATGTCTTTTAGCAACCTTTCTGACCTACGATCTGCACGTGGTAACTTTGACTCTCTAATGAAAGAAGTAGAGAAGATGAACACAAATACTAACCAGTCTAATAAAGACGATGGTAATATTTGGAAGCCCACTGTCGATACTGCGGGTAATGGCTACGCTGTTATTCGATTCCTTCCAGCCCCTCAAGGAGAAGATTTGCCTTGGGTACGCATGTGGAATCACGGCTTTCAAGGACCCACTGGAAAGTGGTACATTGAAAACTCACTAACCACTCTTCAACAGCAAGATCCTGTGTCTGAACTGAACAGCGAATTGTGGAACAGTGGTTCTGATGCAAGCAAAGAGATTGCGCGGAAGCAAAAACGTAGGCTTGCTTATTACGCCAACATCATGATTGTCCAAGATCCATCTGCACCTGAAAATGAAGGTAAAGTTTTCATGTACAAGTTTGGTAAGAAAATCTTTGATAAGATTATGGAAGCAATGAAGCCAGAGTTTCAGGATGAGACTCCTCTAAATCCTTTTGATTTCTGGGACGGTGTAAACTTTAAACTCAAGATTCGTCAAGTTGAAGGTTATCGCAACTACGACAAGTCAGAGTTTGAACAAACGCCAGTAGCAGTCGCAGAAGGTGATGAAGCAATTGAAGCAATTTGGAAACAGCAACACTCTCTAGCAGAAATGGTAGATCCAAAGAACTTTAAGTCATATGACGAACTGAAGACCAAACTTACTATGGTACTCGGTGGTAAATCTGTCCCGGCTGCAGCCTCGGCTCAAACGGGAGACGTAGAAGATGATATCTTTGTGTCTAAGAATAAGCCAGTCGATTCCACAGTAACGGTATCTTCTAGTACGGATGATGACGATGCTATGTCATACTTTTCAAAACTCGCTGAAGACTAACCTCTAGTGTGATGCTTTCGGAGGGGAGGGGAAACTCTTCCCTCCTTTTTTTATAAGGAGATGTTAACAATATGGATATTGCATTAGCAGTATTAGTAATTATAACTGTGTTCATATTCGAACCGGGTAACGAAAAAATAAATGCTTATTGTAAGCAAGCTGTTATTGATGGTGAGTTCGATAGTAGAAAACTATGTTGGGATTATTACCATGAGTACCGTGATGATATTCCAGACATTGAAGGATTTAAGTACAACTAAAACTTCGGGGACTCTCGTCCCCTTTTTTGGAATCTAATGCATAGTATTATATTTGGTGGCTTATTAGAAGATTTGGGTGGTGATCCATCTGCGGTTAGTATTCGCCGATCTTCTGGTGCACATAAAATTGCCACATTCCTGCGACAAAATGATTACGATGTTGAAGTACTAGATTACATCCATCGTTGGTCACTTCCACAACTCCAAGAATTTACACAGAAAAGAGTATCGAACGAATTACTCTTCTTTGGCTTTAGCTCCACGTTCGCAATTAGCACTCCTGTTGTTATTGAGTTTGTACACTGGCTCAAAGAAACCTACCCAAACATCCCAATCGTATGCGGCAGTCAGAACGAAACAATGAAAGAATTGCCCGTTGATTGGTACATTTATGGGTACGGAGAGTATGCTATATTAGCACTTATGGATCACTTTGCCGGGGGTCCAGAGCCGCACCACAGCGATCGGCTTATAGATGCATACACTGACTATCGCGCATATCCGAAGTCGGACCTGAGCGTCCACTACGAGGCTAGAGACTATATAGCAGAAAGAGAAATATTATTATTAGAGATGGCAAGAGGATGCAAATTCAAATGCTCCTTCTGTAGTTTTCCTATTCTGGGTGTGAAAGATGATCACACTTCCTCAGAGCAGAAGTTATATGATGAGATGTCAGAGAACTATGATAAATGGGGCACGACTCATTACATGGTGTTGGACGAGACATTCAACGACTCAAGTGACAAGATTGCCAAGTACGCGAATGTAATTAAGAAGCTCCCCTTTCAGCCTACGATGACTGCTTATATTAGAGCAGACTTAATGGTATCTAGAATACAAGACTGGGACAATCTCATTACAATGGGTATCACCTCGCACTTCTATGGTGTGGAGTCTATGCATCAACCTTCTGCTAAGTCTATTGGCAAGGGAATGAACAGTGGGCGAATACAAGATGGCTTGCTTCATGTAGATGAGTACTTCAGAAAGAATGCTGGATTTTACAAGGGGCATATATCTCTCATTGCAGGTCTGCCCCATGAGACAATGGACACACTGAGAAGCACTAAGAAATGGTTAGAAGAGAACTGGTCACACAATAGCTTTCACATGAATGTATTGATGATTAAAGACTTAGAGAATAATGTCAAGACACTGAATCACAACTCAGTCATGGATAAAGATTGGAGAAAGTTCGGATACAGACGCGCTGAATCACACGTGGATGATATTGATTGGGCTAAGAGTGTTAATCCATACTTCCAGAAGTTGTATCATTATGTAAGAGACTCAGGATACTATCTTAACTGGGAGAATGATAATCTCAATCTGCACCAAGTAATGAAGTTTTGTGCGGAAGAGTGGAGTCAGGCTAAGGTGAGAAACATCATTGATCCATTCATGTACGATAAGTTCTTTATTGACCCTAGCGTACAGTGGAAAGACTTCAGTGAGATGGAGTACATGGAGAGAAAGACTGACCACATACTACAGCACATAGATGGATATATTCAGTCTAAACTACTCCGTTAGCAAATCTTGCTGAACCCATTGCGCCAGATCTCATCTCATCACCCGTGATAATATTAACAACCGGTGGAGAGACATTAACAACTGGTGCACCACCACCACTGCCTGCTTGAATAATAACTGGTGCACCACCACCAGAACCAGCACTACTATCACTAACAGCAACTGTCTGGGAATCAAGTTCAGCTTGTTGTCTCGCTCTTGCCAAGTCCCTCGATCTCCCCATTCTACCCCCACCACTTGCTGAAGAGTTACTAGTCGCGTCAACGGGTGAAGGTGAGTCACCACCGCTTCCCGTTACAGATGAATCAATACTTGTATCTCCGCCAACACCGTCTACCGTTATTGTTTCATCAGCATCACCTACAGGTACCGCGGCAGCATCACTTTCAACCAAAC